AACTATGCATTTAGGTGGTGGTTGTTGGCCAATATATTTAGAACCAGATGCATCACAGGGCAGTGTAGATGAAAAAACTGGTAATTATAATCCTTCAAAATCTAAAGGTATAAAAGTAATGTTGGAACCTGGTGATATGTTAGTGTATCGTGGAAATGAATTAGAACATTGGAGAGATAAATTATCTTTTGATGATTGTGGTCAAGTATTTTTACATTATAATAATATAGAAACTAAAGGGTCTAAAGAAAATATATATGATCGTAGAGCTCATTTAGGGCTTCCTGCTTGGTTTAAAAAATAGCTTAATCTTTTAGCTATACTTAATTAATGATATAATAGGCATAAATATGCCATTAAAAAAGATACCACTACCTCCAGGCTTTGATAAGAACGATACAGCATCTCAAGCAGAGGGACGTTGGATTGATGGTGATAATGTACGTTTTCAATATGGATCACCTGAAAAGATAGGTGGTTGGCAACAAATTAATTCATCTATATTAGTAGGTGTAGCTAGAGACATACACTCTTATTTTGATTTAACTGGTAGACGTTACGTGATTATTGGAACAAATAAAGTTTTATATGTTCTTTTTGATGAAGTGTTTTATGATATTACACCACTTAAAACAGCACTAACAAGTTGTACTTACACATCAACTACGGGTTCTGCAACAGTTACAATTAATAAAACTGCTCATGATATATTGCTTGGAGATTTAGTTAATTTTTCAAGTGTTACAACACCAGGTTCGCCTACAACAAGTTTTACAGCAGCAAATTTTACAACTAACTCATTTGAAGTTAAAACAGTACCTACTGCAAATACATTTACAATTACTATGCCTGTTACAGAAACAGGAACAGGAGTTACTGCAGGTGGAACAATTACAACAAACCCTTACGTTATAGTAGGCCCTATTTCTTCTACCTTTGGTTATGGTTTTGGAGCTGGAGTATGGAATCAAGTAAATACTTTTTGGGGAACTCCAAGAACATCTTCTACTACAACAATTGATGCAGGAACCTGGTCTTTAGATAACTTTGGAGAATTATTAATTGCAACAATTAAAAACGGAAAAACTTTTAAATGGGAACCTAGCGCAGGAGCAGGAGTTTCAACAAGAGCAACAGCAGTGTCTAACAACCCTACAGCAACAGTATTAACAAGAGTATCAGATAGAGACAGACATTTAATTCACTTTGGTACAGAAACCACTATAGGAACACCATCAACTCAAGATCCAATGTTTATTAGATTTTCGGATCAAGAAGACATTGAAATATATCAACCAACTTCTACTAACACAGCGGGAACATTTAGATTAGATAATGGAAGCAAAATTATAACAGCGGTTAAGGGTAAAGATTATATGTTAGTTTTAACAGACGAAGCAGCTTACACTATGCAGTTTGTAGGACCACCATTTACATTTAGCATACGTCAAGTTGGATCTAATTGTGGTTGCATTGGACCGCATGCAGCAGTCTTCGTAGATGGTGCTGTATATTGGATGGGTGATTCTGGTAACTTTTTTGTATTTGATGGAACCGTTAAAACATTACCCTCTTCAGTTGACAACTTTGTATTTACTTCAACAGGAGATTCTTTAGGACTTAATTTTACAAATGGTGAGTTAGTATTTGCAGGTCATAATAGTCTATTTACAGAGATTAACTGGTTTTATCCAAAAGCATCCTCAACAGAAATAGATAGAATTGTAACTTATAACTACAAACTTCAAACTTGGACGACAGGTTCGCTTGCAAGAACAACCTATGAAGATGCTCACGTATTAGAAAAACCAACTGCTACTAAATTTGACTCTACAAAAACACCAACCTCTCCAACTATTAATGGTATAAGTGATGGTGGCAGTTATGTCTTTGCACATGAAACTGGAGTCAATGAAGTGTTAAATTTAACATCAGTTACTACAACGGATGTTGTTATATCTTCATTTATTAAATCAGGAGATTTTGATTTAGATATAGAAGGAGATGGTGAATTTTTTATTAAAATAAAAAGATTTATTCCAGATTTTAAATACTTAAGCGGAAACTGTAAAGTTACTTTATTCTTTAGGGCTTATCCAGCTGATTCAACCACGGCTTTGGGGCAAACAACAGTAGGCCCCTTTACAGTATCTTCATCAACAGATAAGATAGATACGCGCGCGCGAGGAAGGCTTGCAGCGATAAAAATTGAAAACGATGCACTTAATGAAAACTGGCGTTATGGAGTATTTAGACTTGATATACAACCAGACGGCAGAGGTGGTAGTGCTCCACAAACATAATGTCTAAAATTAATATTGCTATTCCAGAACCATCAGAAGTGTATAACAAAGATACACAACGACAAATTATACAAGCCGTTGATACATTGAAAACACAACTTAATACATCCTTTCAAGAAGAATTAAAACAAGAAGTAGAAAGGTTTACTTGGTTTAATGGCTAATATTTATAAAAATAAAAAAGTAGATTTAACAACTACAGCTGTCACAACACTTTACAGCTGCCCTTCAGATTCTAGAGCGATTATAAAATCAATTTTAGTATGTAATGACAGTTCGGATGTAAGTACTATAAATATTACAATTACAGATTCAACTACAGCAGTTTTTGTTTTATTTAATGCACTCAGCATAGGACCAAATATAACAAGTGAATTATTAAATAATCCAATAGTTATTGAAGAAAGTGAAATATTAAAAGTCACTGCTGGTAATTCAAATAGACTTCATGTAATAATTTCTATGTTGGAAATAAATAGAACAGATCAGAATGGCTAGAAAAATAAGTAATGGTTTGGGTTCTTTTATAAAGCAAACTAATAAAAAAAGACCAGGTCGTCATAGTAAGAGACCTAATAAAAGAAAAGATAAAAAAGAGTATTGTGGACAAGGAAGACGTTAATAGTATATAATAATAACTTATGAAAACTACAATAATTGACGGAAAAGAGGTTCCAGTTATACCAGCCAAAGCAGTAGAAACTATTAAAAATAAAAATACTGGAGAAGTTTATAATTCACTAGCTGAGTTTAATGCAGATGTTGCGAACCCTAACACTCCAACAAAAGTAGAAGACTTACAACAAGACGTACAAATAACAGTTGCATCTTTATCGGTATTTGGTAAAACTCAATAATGAACCCCTACGGTGGCACGGAAATTCAATTAGAGTATTTACATAAATACGTAGATAAAAATCTTTTAAGTAAAGTTCAAATAACAACATCCATTCCAGAAAAAACTCCAATAGATTCAACTAAAATAAATGTTCTTTGGGTACATAATAGTTACGATCAACCTAATTTATATCCTTGGTTTAAAAATAAACTTAATCATAGAAAATATGACTGGTATGTATTTAATTCACATTGGAACTATGAAAAATATAGATTAGTGTTTGATATACCTACAGATATCTCATTAGTTATTAAAAATGGTTTTGATGATGATTTAATAGTAAAATCTGAATTTAAACCTAAAGAAAAATTAAAGCTTATTTATACTTCAACTCCATGGCGAGGATTAGATGTTTTGTTAAAAGCTATGGAACAAATTAAAACGGATAAAGTTGAGTTAGATGTTTATTCTAGTACGCAGATATATGGAGATATATTTAAAAAAGTTAATGATGATCAATTTATTAAACTTTATGATAAAGCAAAATCATTAAAGTATGTAAATTATAAGGGGTATATTGATCATAAAGAATTAATGAAAGTGCTACATACTTATGATTGTTATGTGCACCCATCTACATTTGAAGAAACCTTTTGTTTAGCTGCTATGGAATCATTAGCCGCGGGACTTGTTGCAATGACCACGGACCTCGGTGCTCTATATGAAACATGTGCAGAGTTTCCAATATACATTCCTTATTTGAAAGATAAAGAAGCTTTATCTAAACAGTTTGCAGAAGCCATAGATATGCTACCAGATTTAATTTCTAATGTTGATGAAAATAGAATGAAATTTCAAATGCAGTACTATAGACAATATTATCATTGGAATGTAATAAAGACATATTGGGAGAGATTTTTAAATGGTATCTAAAGCACCTATTAGTATATTTGTAGCAACACCTGTTCACTCGGACGTATCCATACATTATTTTAAAGCTTGTTTAGAATTTCAAAAAGAATGTTTTGTTAGAAAAATTCCTGTGATGTTTCAAGTTATGAAAAGTAGTTTAGTTACACAGGGAAGACAATTATGTGTATCTGGTTTCATGGGCACAAAAGCAACTCATATGTTATTCATTGATTCAGACATATCTTTTACTTTTAAAATGGTTGATAGAATGTTAAACTATGACAAAGATATTTGTCTTGTGCCTTATCCTATTAAAGGATTAGATTTTGAAAAAATAAAGAGCAGAATTAAAGAAGGTTCGACTCTTGATCCAAGAGTATTAGGAAATCAATATACAATGTCAGTACCAGATCCAGCTAATGTAAAAATAGATAATGGTTTTACAGAAGTTGAGAGAGGTCCAGCAGGTTGTATGTTAATTAAAAGAGAGGTCATAGAAGCTTTAATAAAAGAATATCCAGAATTTACAATTAATCAGCATACTTTAATTGATGGTAAGTTAGTTACAAGAGAACATATGTATAATTTCTTTGATACCTATTGGGATCCTAAAACTAAAACTTATACAGGTGAAGATTTTTACTTTTGTAAACTATGTAAACATGCAGGTATTAAAATGTATGCCTTAGTAGATGAATATATATCTCATCATGGAGAGTTTAGTTATACGGGTAGATTATTAGATGAATTTAAAATGAGTGATAAGGTCACTCAAATAGAGGGTAAATCAATTAATAGTGACATGACACCTGAAGATATTAAGTAAGGATATTGTAGATATACCTTTATTTAGTTATAATAATGGCTAGTTAACTAAATAATATTATGGATCCCTTCACAATTGCATTAGCCGTATTTGGTGTATCCAAACTAACAGGTTCTTCAACAAAAAACGCTTTAAGAAATGCCTTTCTAGCAGGTACAGGTAG